CTCAACGTGTTTTTGCAACAGGACATCGCGCTTTTGCGGAACCTCCGGGACGCGGCTTTTGATGCGGTTTCCGCGGGCGAGGGGACGCTGGTTTCTTCGAGCGTCAACGGTTCGAGCTTTTCGTTTTCGGTGCCCAGCTTTCTTTCCAAAATGCAAATTATGACGCTTGCACAGACGGCCCTCGACTATCGGGCCCGGGGAATTTGTCGCCCCGTGACACGGACGCAAGCGCTTTTCAACTGAACTCTATGCTCGGGAAACTCTTCAAAAAGCTTCAGTCTTCCCTCGGGTTCGGAGGGCTTGGCGGAAACCAGTTGCGGCTGGTCAACGCGGGGAACGTGTATCGGCCATACCTTGGCAACTACGCAACGACCTTCGACAAAGCAATCACCGTCGCCGAATGGCGCACGATCGTAAACGCCAGCCAGAAACTTTTTTGGAACTTCGGCCCGTGCCAGGGAGCGCTTCAGGAAAAGAGCACCTACGTCGTCGGGCGCTCGTGGCTTCCGCGGTTCGAGGGAGAGGATAAAGAATGGGGGAAACTTGCCACAGACTGGCTGATCTCCCAATTCTATGCGGTCTCGCACGTCAACGGCGTCGACTTTCAAACGGCCCTTTATCTCGACTCCCTTTCGGTGGATCGGGACGGGGATGTGTTCACGCTCTACACCGAGAGCAGGGACGGATACCCGCAATTCCAGCAAATCCCGTGGCACGCGGTCGGCAATCGGGAAAACCGCGATGTTGTGGAAGGTGGTCCATTCCGCGGATTACGGATTCAAAACGGAATCATTCTGAACCAGTACGGGCGACCGATCGGCTTCCGGGTGCTCGGAAGGGAGGCTTCCGAGGACCGAGATATTTCCGCCCGGAACATGGATTTCCTCCGGGAACCCGTGGCGCCAGATCAAACTCGGGGGCTCCCGGCGTTCACCTCGGCGATTCTCGACCTCCGGGACCTTATGACCGTGCAGGATTACGTTCGGCAGGCGGCAAAACTCGCGGCGGCAATCGGATTGATTGAGCATAACGAAATGGGAGTCGCGGACATGATGGACCCGGCGATGCAGCTTCAGAAAAACGGGCCGACGAACACCGGGCTTGTAGGCGAGGAAGTCTTCGGCGGAACCGTTCGCTATTTCCGAGCGAACTCCGGGAGCAAACTCGAACAACTCAAAAGCGAAGTGCCCTCGGAGGCGACCAATAGCCTCATGGAACGACTCCTCCGCAACGCTCTCCACGGGGCCGGGCTTCCGTATGAGTTTTTCTGGGACGCTTCAAAACTAGGAGGCGCCTCGGTTCGCGCGATGGTTTCCAAAGTAAACCGGACGGTTGCGGATCGACAGGACCTCATGCGACCGCTCGCACGGCGGCGGGTTGGATACGCGGTTTCGAAAGCGATCAAGCTCGGGCTTCTACCGGCGTACCGCGGAACCGACTTGGGCGGCTCACTTCGGTGGAGTTTCACCACGCCCCCGCAAATCACCGTCGACGCAGGGTATGCAAATTCGGACGCCCGGGAGGCGTACAAACTCGGAATGAGGACGCTCACCGAAATCCTCGCCGAGGGCGGGCGGACGCTCACCGATCACCTGGACGAACGGGAGCGGGAAGAAATCGAAATCCGCACGCGAATGGAACGCTCCGGGCTCCCGGAATCAGCGTTTCGAAACATTCCGGGGGTCCAACCACAACCCGCGCCAGAAACAACCAACCCCTAGCCATGCGTTTTCAAAAGGTCTTCGAACAGGTTTTCCATCGCCCTTGGTTCATTACCGCCGAGGGGCACGCTTCGGTCGTTCGGGTTGTACAAGCGGCCCTTGTTCGGGAGAACGGGCCGGATTTGTCGATGTTCGTAAACCCCCGGGAGGAAATGGAAATCCTTCCCTCGGGGATTGCAAAAATTCACGTCTGCGGGGTGCTCGGGAAGGGGCTTTCCAAAATCGAACAAAGTTGCGGGAACACGGATTACGACCAGATAGCGGAGGAGATTGAAGAGGCTCAGGAACTCGGGGCCCGAGGAATCTTCCTTGAAATCAGCAGTCCCGGGGGAACCGTGGTCGGGAACGCGGAAATCGCCGAGGCGGTCGCGGCTTGCGAGGTGCCTGTCTTGGCATACTCCGAGGATATGGCCTGTTCCGCGGCCTACAACATCGCCGTTTCCGCAGGGTGGTGCATGGGCTCGCCTTCGTCGACGTGGGGAAGCATTGGGACAATCATCCCTTGGATTGACGAAAGTGCTTCGTGGTCAATGCAAGGAATTGACTGGCAGCCAATAACAAACGCAGAGGGCGATTTAAAAGCAGCCATGCACGGCCCTAGCCTGACGCCGGAGCAACGGGCTTCCTTGGAACAGTATGTGCAGGATGCTTTCGACCAGTTCCGCGGGAATGTGTTGCGACGCAGGCTTGTAAGCGCAGACGCAATGCGAGGGCAGGCATTCTTTGCTCCCCGGGCACTTCAGAACAATCTGATCGACCGTATTTGCTCGGAGGATGAGGCGATGGCGTTTTTAGAAGCAACTATCGGGAGTTGACACCTCAAAAGAGGCATGTCCGAACCGAAGACGATTACCGAGGCACTCTCGGCGCTCAAAGCTTCGCAGGAACAGGTGACGGCGCTTCAAGCCGACTTGGCATCCGCGAATGAACTTCTTACCGAGGCGCAAAACGCTTCGAAACAAATCACCGACTTGCATGCGCTCAACGCCGAGCTTGCGGCGGAAAAGGTCATCCTTGAGGCCCGCTTGCAGGAACTCACGGTCGCCGCTCAAGCTTCCGAGGCGCGGGTTACCGAAGCGGTTGCCTCGCTCGGGGTGCCCCCGGTTGCGATCGCGTTCGACGGAGCGGCCGCCAAATCTAAGGAAGAACTTTGGGCGGAATACCGCCAACTCCCGGTCGAAGCGCGCAACGATTTCTACCGTGCAAACCGTGCTACTCTCAAATCCAACTAACCCACTAAACCAGTAACGTATGGCCACCAACACAATCGCAAATTGCTCGCTCGCCGAGATTGCTCAGGAAAGCCTGGATTTTGCCTCCAGCGTCTTCGCTCCATTATCTCAGTTTCTGACAGACTTTGATTCCGCCCCAGGGTCGGGATCGGTTCTGACCCGTATTCCCACCCGTCCGACGGCGGTTGATCTTTCGAGCGGGTACACCACGCAGGACACGGCAATGGTAGGGCGCACAATCACGCTCAACCAGTTCCCCGGGTTCGTTTGGGGCTTCTCCGACCTTGAGCGCTCGAAGTCGACGATTTCCCTGAATGACCTGTTCATTCAACCCGCTCTCCAAGCGGTCGGCGCGCAGGTGTTCGGCTACATCTGGAACCTCGTGACCTCCTCGGCGTTCACCCAAGCAGTGGACGTAGCCGCGGCTGATTTCGATCGCGACACGCTCGCGGACATTTCCGCCACGCTTACCGGGACACTGAAGGCCCCGAAAATGAACCGGGCGCTTCTCATCAACCCGACCTACTACGCTTCCCTCGTGAAAACGTTGAACAGCGCTGAAATTCCCGGCATCACCGCGGATAAGGCGGAAGGCGTCGTTCCCCGCTGCGCCGGGTTCAACGTGTACGAGTCCGACCTCTGCGACAGCAATTCGCAGGACCTCGCCGGGTTTGCGTGCCACAAATCCTCGATTATCCTCGCCGCTCGCGGAGTGGATTCGACCGGATTCACCCTCGGCGCTCGGGATGCGGCTTTGGAAGACGTCGTCGTACCCGGGTTGGGCCTCCCGCTGCAATGGCGCCGGTGGTATGACCCGAATGCTGGACAGCTCATTTACTCGCTGAGTTGCCTTTTCGGGGCGTCCGTGGGAACTGACTACGGCGTTCGGATCACCACTCCGTAAAACATTTGTGAGTGTGCTAAGGTCGGGGGGGAAACCCCCCGGCCTTTTTTTGTACCGCAATTTTCGCGGCGGCAGTAGGATGCAAACGACATGACCAAAATCTCAATCGTGACACATCGGACCGGACTTTCTGCGGACGTGGTTTTCCACGGCACAACGGATCAAGCGCTCAAATTCTACAAGGCTTTCGATCAACCTGGGGAAACGTGCCTGTTCATCTGTCGGGCGGCGGATCGAACGAAGAAAATCAAAGCGACTGAACCAGAGCCCGAAGTCACCGCATCACCTAAGCGCCGAAAGCTTCTCTGATTATGGGATTTTTTGAAGTCAACACGACCGCGGCGGGACAAGCGATTGCCTACATGGGGAGGACGTTCACTTTCCGAGCGGTGAACTATAAAGGCATCATAAACGAACTTGAATCCAACCCGGACCTTCAAATTGGTGGGAACATGCCGAACATCACGCTTGCCGTGTACGTTCGGAAGACGGGCTTTCCGACCCCGACCGTGGGAGAGCTTTTGCAGTTCGACGGAAAAACCTACCGGATCGGATCGATCCTTTCGGACGTGATTTCGTACACCCTAAACCTTGAGGACCCCGCGCAATGATCGACCAACTTCTTGTCGACGAAATCGGGAACGCTTTAGAAGTCAGTCTTCCGGGAGTGTTCATCGGGCGGATGCACAACAATGAGGATGTGACCCTGCCCGCGGTGATGCTGCAAATTGAGGGCGAGGCGCTCCTCGGGAGCGGGTGCTACAGAGGCACCTTACAAGCGACCGCGGTCTCCGCCTCGGCGGATAGTTCCTCGGCCGATCATGCAGCTTTATGCTCCAGCGTGGACGAATTAATCCGAGCGCTCTCGATTTCCGTCCCCCCGGACGTGGCGCTCTACGGCATCGTGGCAACATCGACCGCGGCGGACGTGGACCAAAACCAATTTCGCACGACGCTTTCGTACACGGTCGGGTACGGACCGACCAGTTGACACATTTCCGATTTTATGCCTGCCACATTTGGAGTCGTTGACGATTTCGGAGGGACGGCCCCTACCGGGGGTTGGATGCAAGAGAGTTCCTCCGAGCAAACAGTTGAGGTCGCTACCATTCGAGACGAGGCAGGCGTGACCGTCGTCGCCCAGCCAAAGGGGATGGTTACCACCACGGTGACGATCAAAAGCAAAGGGGCGGTATCAATCGGGACTCTCCCGAGCGTAGGCGACTTCTCCGGGTTCAAGGTGACGTCCGCCAAAATCAGCGAATCAAACGACGATTTCCGCACCGCTGAAATCACCGCGGTACAGTACGACAGCCTTTAATTTTTCACACTATGCCTAGCGCAAACGGATTCGGGATTCAGGCCCTAGCGGGAACCCTGGTGGAGAGCGTGGAAATTTCCTACGACTCCGAAACCAAAACTTTGATGGACCGGGAAGGAAACTTCTCCGAGGCAAAACTTATGGACACCTCGATCGGGTTCACCGTTCGCGGGGCAGGCACTTCCGCGGTCGCGATCGGCGGCACGACGGGCGCTCCCTCGGGAGTCTCCGGGAAGGTTGTCGTGACCAGCGTCAAACGGACGCAGACCAACGAAGATTACGAGCGCTTTGAGTACTCCGGCACGGCGTACCCGAACGCTTCCTAAACCGTCCCCCCAACCTCAAATGAAATCGAAATTCACAAATGAAACCCGGCACGACAATCGAATTCCTCCGCGATGAGGAACCCCCGCTAAAGAGCATCAACACGCGGGCGGTAGCGGCAGCGCTCTCATGCGGCTGCAAACCAGCTGAACAGGCGTATTCCTACACGGTCGAAGATACGCTCCACGGACCAAAACGATTGGTCACATGGATTATGGACGGCGAAACCAAGGCGGTTTTCGAACCCATCCCGGAACGGGAGGAACTGACTTTTGCGGAGGTCACCAAACGGTTTTTTGATTTGGACTGGTGCGCGGCAAATCCAAACCACCCGATTTCTTACCTCCGAGCGTATCACGACAACCTGACGCACCTTCTCCGATTTGTAAAAGCGTCGGCTCCCTCGGTGCTGATTCGTAGGGGAAACAAAACCGTCGTGATCCCCGCAGACTGTCCCGCAGAAACGAAATCGAAATTCCTTCGGATGCTATGACCACAGAAGAGGCTTTTCTCGAAACCAAACGAGCGGTTGGAAGCCTGACGCTCCGACCATTCACAATCGGCTCCATGACCGCGTGCAGGAAGCTCGGGCTCACGCTGTTCACTGGCGAAAACACGAAGCTCTCCACCGAGGAGACGCAAAGACAGGTTGTCGCTTTTGCTTGGCTCCAATCGACCCCGGTGCCCGAGGTGCTCCAAGCGATTCAACGCGGGATCGCGGAGGCTGAGATTGACGCGTTTGAGTGGATGCTCGAACCCACGGACCTTCCGCTTTTGGAGCGGGAAATCAACCGGCTTTCGGAAGGAATTTCCGTCGCATCGGTCGATGTGATTCAACGGGACGCACCGAAAGACCCGAACGAGCCGGGAAACTAATTGCGCCGGGGTGGGCGGCCTCAATGGTGTTCGCCTTGGCGCAAAACACGGGATGGACCGAGGAACACATTCTTTGGGAGGTGCCACTCTCCCGGGCCCTTCAGTACTGGCACGCGTGGCTTTACGCGTCGGGTATCTGGACCGTTCCAAAGTCGGCTCCGCTGGAACAGACAGTCGAAAAGCTAACCGCTTTTGCGGCCGGACTTGACGAGGAGGAAGTTGACGATGGCGAATGCTTTTCGAATCAATAAGGCACAATTTGCCGCAAACCTCCGGGCGGCGGGGCGTATCGTGCACGGTCGGGTCATGGATGCGGGGCGAAGGGAGGGGACGGAAATTCTCCGGGACATCTTCGGGACGACACCTCCGCCCAAGGGCAAAATCGCCCTCGCGAAACTTGGAGCAAAGGCGCATCGATTCGGCTTTCTTCGTTTCCTGAAACAGAAAGGGCGGGAACTTCGAAACCGAACCGGGACGGCGCTTCGGCGCGCAGGGAATCGGATTGCGGCGGCGCTTGAGACTCGCAAGCTCTCCCGGGCTTATCACCAGTTAATTGTGATGGACCAAAAGAAGACGATGAAGGAAGACCTCCGGCAATTTGTTTCTGATCGCTGGTGGATTCCGCAGGAATTTGCGGTCACCCATCACCACGGGCTCGGCTCATACATTTACCTGGTATCGATAAATATCGGCGTCTCCGTTGCTCAGTTCTTCCTTGGTGCGAAGGCGCTTTCCTATGCAAACAAGGCGCGAAAAATAATGGTGCTGAGAAAAGCCAGGGTTGCCCTGTTACGCGGGCGCAAACTCCGTCGGGCGGCGTACGTTGCAGGGCGGCTTGCGACAACGGCGGCGAAGCAAACGGTACAAGAAAGTGACATCTTCGACAAGATTGACCGAGCGGTCCAAGACACCGTCGAATCCCACGCGATGAAACTTTTCGACACGGTCGGGAACATCTTCAACAAAACCATCAGAGTGTAGCCATGGCCATCGTCTCCTCCGTTTCTCTCGACATCTCCGGCTTCATTAATGGACTGCAAAAAATGCAGAGCGCCATTCAGTCGGAGAGCGTTCTCTCCGCTCCGATGGAAGCAAAGATATCGACGCTGCGAAAAGCGCTCCTTGCCGGAGCGGTAGCGTTTGGGGTCGCCGTGCAACGGACCTACGCGGCAATGGTGGAAGGGGGAAACCTTGCAAAGCTGAGTCGGGAATCTGGGATTGCGGTTTCGGAGTTGATGCGGCTTCGCATTGCCATGCAGACGGTCGGGGGTTCAGCGGAGGACGCCCAAAGCACCGTGAACAAGCTTCAAAGCGCGGTAGCAGCGGCTGGGGCAGGTTCTGCGAGCGCTACGACCGACCTAGCAGCCCTCGGGCTGACAGCGCGGGACTTCACCGGGCTCAACATGGAAGGGGGCATCAGAAAGGTCGCCAACGCGCTCCGCGGGATGCGGGACCCGGTTCAACAGAATCGGCTTTCGCTCGCTTTGCTCGGGAAAGACGCGGAAGCGATGGTCGACGCTTTCGGTGCGGGGGGCCACATTGAAGCGGTCGGGCAGGCCCTCGGCTCACAGGCGGCGGTGATGCAATCGAGCGCGGGAATCTTCCGGGAGATTCAAAAAGCGTTCACGCAGGGGCTCGGGTTTTTCGACGCGATTAAAATCCGGGTACAAGGATTTTTCGTCGGACTCGCAAGCCAAGTCGGGCCCCAGGTGCTTCAAATTCTCAATTCATTCAAGGCAACGGCCAGCGGGAATCTTTTCAACGAAACCGCCTTTGGGGCGAAGATAGGGGAGGCGGTTGCGCTAATGGTCCAAGCGTTCCGAACAGGGAACCTGACGGAGTTAATCCTTGGGGCGCTTAAAGTCGGCTTTCTCCGGGCGACTGATTATTTTCAAGAGCAATTCTCTGCGGCGGTTCTTTTCTTCCAACAACAACTCGCAGGAGGGGACCTTTTAAAAGGCGTGGAAACCGTGTTTGCCCGCATCCGTGCCGAAGTCGGATTCATCCTCGCAGGGTTTGCAAAGCTCCCGGGAATCTTCGAGGGGTTACAGGGACCCCTTCAGACTTTTGGGAACATCCTCCGAGGAATCCTTAAAAGCGCGGTTGGGGAGATGGCGCTCGAGTTGTCGAAAGTTGTCTCGAAGCTCGACATCCCTTTCCTCGGAGCTCAGGCCGCGCAGCGACTTGCACAAGCCGGAGTCGACATGAAGGAAAGCGCCAAAGGTGCCTTTGGAGAAGCAAACACGAGCGCGGAGGAATTGCGGCGGAGAGTCGGAGAACTCGGGCGAATGTATTTCGATCCGTCGACGTGGCCGACGTCCGGGGACATTGACCGGTTGATTGGTGATCCACTTAAAAAGGTCCTAAAAAACGCATGGGACCGCACTACCAGCGGAGCACAAGGCGGCGGAGCGGAAAGCAATTTTCCGAACCTTGTTGCCCAGCTACGGGCAAAAAATGCCGAGGAATTGCGAGCGCTACAGGCCGGGCTAACTCCGCTCGGAGGCTCGACGTTCGCAGCGCCTCAAGGTGCCGCTACCGAAGCCCCGAGGCTTAGCCGGGCGCAACAGGTATTCGGAATGTTTGGCACGCTCGGAGGCGGAACCGTTCGCGGGACCTTCCAAACCTTCGACCCGATCGTCAACCAACAGAAAATCAGCAACCAGCTTTTGAAAACGATCGTCGACAACACCAAAGGCAAAGCGGTTGCCGTAACGGCTCCCATCTACCAATAGCACTATGGGCACACTCATTTCGGAGGAATGGCTCTACAATTCCGAGGCGGCGACGAAGACCTTTCGGCGCTCATTCCAAAGTCTTTCCGGGTTCGGCTCGGAGGTGGAGGGGATGGCAAATCAGACCTACAAGGCGCAGGACGGAGTTTATGAATACTCTGGCGAGGACGTGTACTACTACGCCGGATTTTCCGGGGGCGGCCCAAGCGGCGGAGGCGGCGGGGGGACGGGACCGGATAGCATTCTCCTCACCGTTTCCGCGGCGGCTTCCACCGAACCGATTGAGGCACATCCGCGGTTTGACGGGCTCCTCACAAATTCCGGCTGGGATACCTGGAACCGATGGAAGGCAAACCCGGAGGACCCAAAGAATTTCGGCGTTGGACTAACCAACGCGCAAGGCTACTTCGACCCTTCACTTTACACAGCAACCGACGCTTACGGGGTGCTTTACGTCCTATACATGCGTGGCATCCGAGAGTATTACGAGCCGAAAGTCGTCGTCCGGCAAACACGGTTTGAGGCGGGCGCTCCGACGCTTTCCGCTGTCGGCAAAATCGACTCGCCCCCGATCAACCCCGCAGGAAGTGGAATGACCAATTACATCCTCAATTCCGCGGACGGGCGCTACAACGCCAGCAACGCGGTTTGGGAGAATGTCTATGAATGGGTGGGCTCCCGGAAGGGGTGGGACGTGAACCTTTACGGAGCGGGAACCTAATGGCACTCCCTCGCATCAAAGTCGGTGACACGGTACGGGCGCAGCACCTCCAGCAGATTTGCTCGGAGATCGAACAGAACCGCATTCGCCCCGGGAAGGGCGTTCGAATCGTCGTCACCTCCGCGGGAACCACGGTTTCGACCGAGGACCTCACGAGGCGGACAAGCACATCTTCGGACAATTCCTTGGACCCGACTTGGGTCGCCGCTCAACCGTTTTACGTCACAACCGGTTACCCGGCGGACCCCGCTTTTCCTGTGTTACGGATTCAGGGGGAGAGCTACGTTTCAAGCGTGGAGACAGGCGGGCTTTTCGAGGTCAGCGGGCTCGGGGCGATTCTCGGTTCCGCGGAAGACAACGCGGACGACCCAGGGCAATTCCCTTGTCCCGAAATCGGGGAGAGCGTTTGGATTGAAGGCACGGTCGACGGATATTCGATCACCTCGCTTTCGATTTGGATCGGACAAGCAGGGACGGAAGGGCTTTGGGAGAATTACCCGGACCCCGTCGAAACATCCGAACCCACGGAGGAAGACCCGTTGCCGGTGGTCGTAAAAACCCGGTGCCTCATTGCCCATTGTGTCGACGGTAGCGACCCGCGACATGGAAACGTGTACATCGTGGGAACGGGCGAGGCGGCGGAATACCGAAAGATTCTCCAGCAACTCCGCACAAACCTCGGCGTGCAGGTGCTAATGGTGCGCGGGATACCGGCGCCCGTGCTGGTCCCGTGGCACGGGCCGTTTATCATCGCATGAATACCTACGGACACCCGCACCCGATCCCGTTCTTTGAACAGGCGATCGGCAGCGCTCAAATCGGGCCGCTTGGCAATTCTCCTTTGCCCGTGGCGCTGGTGGACATGCCGATTTCCGCGGCGTC